CGATCTTTCATAGATTGTTTCTTAGTGGATTCTTTTCCAGTTCTCATACCTAGAGATTCATCTTCTCTATCTTTGTATCCTTGTTTCTTTTTCTTCTTAGAAACAGATTTACCTTTCTTGTATGGGAATCTAGAACTGTAAGGTCTTGATCCAAAATCATTTCTCATATTTTCTCCTTATTATTTTTATTTTTTTCCATTTCTGAAAATTTGTGTACCCTTTATACCAAAAATACTCGCACATACAAGTATCCATAAATTAGTAAACCAACTCGGCAATGCCTGGAAATGCTCAAAAAACACTTTTATCTTCTCCATAGCCGCCGGATCGTCTGACCAGACCCCCCAGGCCAAAATTATTATGGGGAGTGTAAGAATCGCTAAAACGACCTCGTCCTTGTAGTCGTTTTGACGGGCTTCTAAAAGTTTGCCCTGGTAAGCCTCCTCGCCGCGAGACATCTTAACAGCGTGCATGTGCTGTGCATCAGCCATAGCCATTTTTGTCTCTTGACGCTTCTTGTAAATATGCGTTCCAGCGTTTAGAGCTAATTTAATAGCACTGAACCACATACTAATACCAAGTTGCTTTGACAGGTTTTTTGTCAGCTCTTAATGCTTTAGTTCCTCTAACATCGTTAGTATCACCTTGGGCAATATAGTTTCTTCCTCTAATACTTGTTTTAGATCTTGGATCTAAAATAACATTTTGAGGAGCAACATCTACTGCCACTCCGCCTTTAGCGTAGCCATCTTTGTTAACGAATTGTTTAAAGTTAACACCTTTACCTTCTTTTGCCATATTTTCTCCTATACGTTTTTATATACTAAGATTTAGGACCTTTCAAGGTTCTAACATCTTTAGCCTTCATTTTATCTGAAGTCAGTTTAACATCAGCAGATATTAATGATTTTTCAATCGATGTATCCGCTCTTAATTCAGCTAAATCTTCGTTTTGATCAAGTTTTTCATCTGTAATATCACGATTTTGAACCAGTTTAGCTTTATCTAAATTAACTCTCGCATCTAACTCTTGTTGTTTTCTTTCAGCGTCCATTGCTTTTAGATCCACTTCTCTTGATTTAAGTTTAAGTAATGGATCATGATCGAATTGAGAAGTAATTGCTTTTTCCTCTTTTAAAAACTCTTCAGTCATGTCTGCAATTAAGACAGCTTTTCTAGCTTCAATCTTTTGGGATATTTGTTGAAACTGTTGTTGAACTTGAGGATTTTGTACGGCTTGTTGTTGAAGCTGTGGTAACATCTGGAATTCTTCTTGGAATTCAAGTTGAACCTGTTCCTGTGCCATCAAAGAAATATGTTCTAACACATTCTTTTCTAAAGCAGCTGTGACACTTGGATTGTTTCTAACAAAATTTGTAGCCATAAAGTTTAAGTGAGCAGTGACGTGAGCTCTATGATCTTGACCAGGGAAAGAGGTAAAACTCTATCAATATCTTTAACTCCAATCGCTTCATACATTTTTCTATAACACATGTATAGATTATGCATCTGTGGATTAGACATCGCTAATTGTAATTCTGTTTGCGCTAAAGTAATTCTTTGCGACATTGAAAATATATTAGGATCAGCAACAGGTAGAATATCTATCCTGTCATCAAAATCAGCTTGTTTAATATTTCTTTGTCCTCCAACAACATCATAAGGATATTCTGGGGGAAGATATGAAGAAAATATTTTCGCCAATAATTTAAATTCGTTTTTAAGTGAAACGTACAGCCTTTTATGGATTGCTGACATTACCCTCGAGCCACGCTCTAATAGGGCTACGGTCGTCCCAACAGCTGCTGATTGGTTCCCGTCACCGACCTGCATGTCAGCAATGGACGCGAATCTTTGTCCTGCTTGAACGACAATTCCCATCAATT